TTTTCTACATTATCTTTGTTTTGCTCTTCTTCATCTTTATTTGCATTTTCGTCCTCATCCAACATAACATCTATTTTATCACTATATTTCTGCATCTTTCCTTACTTGTTCTACATTTTCTTTTTTTGTTATTCTTTCGTCTTTTTGATCCATATTACTTACACCAAATAATTTTCTTCCTTTGTCTACTGCTACATTTCCTTTTTGTGGTGTAAATAATTTTTCATCTTCTAAAACAGAAGGATCTGCATATTTTCCTACCATTTGCGATTTTAAAGCTTCATATGCTTTCTTTTTGTTTTCTAAAGCCAATTTATCAGTCTCCATTGCACTTTTAGATTTTTTCCCAATTCCAGCAACACTTCTTTGTTCAGCTCTATAAGTATTATCAAGCTTTTTTATATCATCTTTCTTTTTTTTCTCTACTAGTGAAATTTCTTTTTGGATTTTTTTCTTATCTTTGTCTGAGGTAAAGGGCATTAACAGAATAGTGGAGTACATTTAAAACGAGCATATAGTTGGAAGTAACCTAACAACCTCCCACACAGGGTAGGCAGATTGTACGGCTAGGCAATCAAAATGACTATATAAGTCAATACACCTTTACTCACGATGCGGTTAGGTGTTGGAAAACAATCGTAAGCTGCTTTACTTTCGGTGCGGTTAGCAGATTTAAAACAACCGAATGACAACAACCTTGGGGCGGACAGTTAAACTGTGTGTATTTGATTACACCGCCTCAACTTAATCTTAAATAAAAACTAAATATGTTACAAGAATTAAAACAACAAGCGTACTACGCATTTCAAGGGACTTCATTTAGTCCAGAAAAAAGAGGAGAAAGTTCAATTAAAGAGCATACCGAAATGTTAGAAAAAGACATTAAATTTTTAACAGAATCAGGAACTTACCCTGAAAAAATAGAAGAATATAAAAACGCATTTATTTTAAAGTATAAAGGATGGTTGAATGCAAGAGCTCAATGTTTAAGCACAATGATTGCAGGACCATCTAATTTTCCAGTTAGGAGAGCAGAAAAAGCAAACAATAGGGAAATGAATTTATACAACGAATTTATGGATTGGCGCTCTGCTTGGGTTAATAATACGAACAAGCGCTTAAAAAGAGAAGAAGTTGAAGCTGCAGGTGGTGAACTTGGAATGGCTCGTAAAAAATTGGAAGATGAGAAAGCTGAGCAAGAAATGATGAAGCGAATAAATAAGGCATATAAATCTTATAAATCAAAAGGGCTTCTGGCTATTGAAAATTTGAATGAAAAAGAGCAACAAATAATTATTCAATGGGTTCCGAGATATACTTTTGAAACTGTACCTTTTCAGGGATATCAATTGAGAAACATTTTAGCAAGAATAAAAAATACAGAGCAAAGAGTCAAAACGCTCGAAAATAAAGAATTTAAAGCTAATTCAGGAAATAAAGAAATTTTAATTGATGGTGGTAAAATACTTTTAAATTACGAAGTTGACAGAATCCAAATTTTCAACGATAAAAGACCTGAACCAGCCGTTATAATGTCGTATAAAAAACACGGTTTAAAATGGTCGCCATTCAATAAGTGTTGGCAAAGACAAATAACTCAAAATGCTTTATTTTCAATGAAACAACTTTTTAAAATAGAATTATGAGCAAAGAACACCAAGCAAACGTATTAATTAATTTAGCTGTTTTAAAACTATTTAGTGACCAATCAACCTATTTATTAGGTGAACTTCATAAAGAGAAAAAACAATGGTTTACAACTACTGTAAACGCTGCTGATAACTTTATTAAGTTAGTAGAAAATGGATTGAGCGAGCATAATAAAGAAACGCTCCAAATTTTAACCGATGAGTTAAATAATGGAATTACTAACCTTAAAAATGATTTACTAAAACACATATCATGATTTACATTATTCCAAGCCTTTTGTTTATAGGTATTTCAGGAATCATTTATAAAATGGTTCGTGAAAATAAACTAAGAAAAAGAGCCAAATCAATTAAAGCATCTAAAGAAGCAGAAAGCAGGATGATTAATGAGCGTATTATGATGCGAGATATTTTATTTTGTGAGCAATGGTGGTTAAATGGTGGACGATTTAACCGGACTAAATACATTGAATTTTTAGAAGCAAAACAACACTTAAATAAATAATTATGTGGACACCAGACAGACAAATAACACCCGATGACGATAAGCCGATGAAACCATGCAATGATTGTAATGGTTACGGAGAAATAATTGAATGGGATGAGGATGATAACCATGAACCAGTAACTTGTCCAACTTGTAAAGGAGTTGGAGAATTAGAAAAAGAGGAAGAAGATGAGTGGTAGAAGTTACAATCCGAAACCATGCCTAATATGTAGCAGCTACCAATTTGGCATAAAAAAAATAGACCTTTCAATTATATCTGAAACTGTTTGTGAATCATGTGTAAATCGCTTAACGGTTGGAGAGTTTTCAAAGGTTTTTAAATGGACGCCAACAATAGTAAAAGAAAAAATTTTAAATCAAATCATAAACACAATATAAAAATGTCAAACAAATCATTCACAAAAACAGTAGTATTATACGACACAGAATTAGACTTAACTATTTCAACAGATGTTAAAAGAGAGCGTAAACTTTCAGAAAGTACAGTAACTAAGGAGCGTTATTTAGGCACTATGATTGAGGAACACCATGAGTTAAATAAAGCTCTAAAAAACAAAAAGATGTCCTTTAAAGAGTTAATTCACTTCTTAAATAAAAGATAATGAGCGTAACAGACATAATAAAACCAAAACCACACATTGAGGTTACAAATTGTATTTTAAACATTCAAAAATTAGCTATTCAAATGGCTTCTTTTGGAGCAAGAAAAAGAATAGATATTTGGATTGAACCAGTAGATGAGTTCACTATGGACTATTTATCTGCTTATTTTGGAGTATCAATAAGTACAGATACTATTTCAGAAGGTGGTACTTACCTAATGATTAGAAACGAATATTCAGACATTTACGTTAATTTAAAAGAACAATAAAATGAGTACAGAAAACCAAAATTTACCAACAATTGCAGAGTTAACCGGAGATGTTGAACTCGCATTTAAAAACGACCAATTTAATCTATTGCTTAATCAGGAACCACCTGCAAAATGGATAAAAAAACATCCGTACATTAAGGATTATAATTATGTTCCTATTGATAAGGTTGAGTTTCTTTTAAAGAAATTATTTAAACTTTATAAAATTGAAGTGCTTAAAACTGGAATGTTGTTGAATGCTGTTGAGGTTACTGTTAGGATTCATTATTTGCATCCGGTTACAAGCGAGTGGATGTTTCATGATGGTGTCGGAGCAGAAGAATTACAAACACAAAAAGATAGCGGTAATCTTAAATTAGATATGAGTAATATTAATAGAGGTGCTATTAAAATGGCTTTACCAATAGCAAAAACATCTGCCGTAAAAGATGCAGCAGATCATTTAGGAAAATTATTTGGTTCTGATTTGAATAGAAAAGATACAGTAGCTTTTACTGCTGACAAATCGCTTAATAAAGATGAAATGTTAACCGAATTAAAAGAACTTTACGACCTTAAAAAAGAGTTTGTTACTCCCGAAGAACAAATACATATTGAGCGTATTATTAAAGAAAAAGAAACACGTTCTTACAAAAAAGCAATTAATAACTTAGCTAAATTATAATGAGCATTACAGAAAATCACAATAGAATAGGTTGCTTTACTTCAAGTAAAATTTTCAACCTAATGAAAGAGGGTACTAAAAAAGGAACCCCTGGTAAACCTTTTTTTACTTATATTCAGGAAAAGAAGTTTGAGCGTAAATTAAAACGTTCTATTTCTACCGATGTAAGTACACGTCCTATGCTTTGGGGATCTTTCCTAGAGGCTAGAGTTCATAATATGATTGGTATGGGTTATCGCCATGTATTTGATGAAACTTTGCAACATCCAAAATATGACTTTTGGAGCGGAAGCCCGGACTTTATAAACGATACAGATGATGTTGTTTGCGATAGTAAATGTCCTCAACCTAAAGCCTTTTGCGAACTTGTAGAAAATTGTTCTAAAGGATTAGAATCATTCAAAGAAAACCACGAAGACTACTACTGGCAATTGGTTTCAAATGCTTTAATAACAGGAAAAAACAACATCGAACTTATTGTTTATATGCCTTACGAAAGCGAGTTAGAAGAAATTAGAGCAGAGGTTGAAAACGCTGATTTAGAAGAACCTTGGAAATATCGTTTTATTACTGAATCATTAAAAGCAGAATTAGCTTATTTACCTGATGATAGCGAGTATAAAAACTTAAATATTTTCAGATTTCCATTAGACAAAGGAGATGCTATACTCCTAGAAAATAAAGTTGTAGCAGGAAGTATTTTACTTAATGAAAAGTAATTTTTTTATTTCCGATTAATTTTTTATATTTGCCTTATATCTGTGTGGTAGCGGATAAAAGATATTAAGGTTTAACCTTAAAATAAACCCTCACTTAAAGCCTACCACCTTTATTTGAGGGTTTTTTATTGAACATGAAAAAATTTTTATTAGCAATGCGAGATGTTAAAACTCGCTCAAATCAAATTGATGTTAAGTTAGTTTGGAATCCAAAAAAGACAATTCAAACAAGTTTATTCAGTACTGGTGATTGGTTAGTTACAACTGTATTTTCTAAACAGTTTATTGAATCTAAAGGAATGGAGGTTGTTTATGGAGGATAATTATATTAATGTTCAAGGATGGATGGTTACAAAATTAAAACTTTCAGGCAATGAACTATTAATTTTTGCTCTTATTTATGGGTTTTCCCAAGATGGTTCAAGCGAATTTAAAGGTTCTATAAATTATATTTGTAATTGGTTGAATTGTAGTAGACCAACAGTAAGCAAAATATTAAAAGACTTAACTGATAAAAATTTCATAGAAAAACGAATTTTTAATGAAAATAATGTAATTTTTAGTAGGTATAAAGTTAATTTACTGGTAGTAAAGAAACTTTACATGGGTAGTAAAGAAACTTTACATGGGGGTAGTAAAGAAACTTTACATAATAATACTATTATTAATAATACTAAAGATAATACTAATACTACTTTTGATTTTTCTGAACTTTTAAAATTCATAAATAAATCATTTGGCAGAGAGTTTAGATTAATTAACAATTCGGTTAAAAAATCATTCAATGCAAGGTTAAAAGATGGATATTCAAAACAGGATATTAAAAACTGTATTGAAAATCTTGCTAAAAACCAATATCACAAAGAAAACGGTTATCAGTATTGCACACCTGAGTTTATATCTCGTTCATCAACTTTAGAAAAATACAGTACTAAAACAATCATAAAAGAAGAAAATAACAATCAGCAAAAAATGGTATGGTAAAATATAACATTGAAGAAATAAAGCAAGTTTCAAACATAGTTGATGTTGTATCGACTTATTTACCTTTGAAAAAATCAGGTGCAAATTATACGTGTACTTGTCCTTTCCATAACGAAAAAAGCGGTTCATTTACTGTAAATGCAAGTAAAAATATTTTTAAATGCTTCGGGTGTGGGGAATCCGGTAATTCAATAGATTTTTTAATAAAATACAAAAAGATTGAATTACAAGAGGCTTTGCATATTTTAGCAGAAAAATATAACATTATGGGAGAAAATACAGAAAAGCCCAAAAAAACCGATTTTAAGCGACCCAAAACTAAAAATAGTAGTAAACTATCAGAAAAGTGTTTAAAGTGGTTTAGTGAGCGTAAAATTAGCGAAAAAACGCTATTAGATTTAAAAGTTACAGAGGGGATTGAATGGATGCCGCAAACTAAAAAGGATGAAAATACGATTCAATTCAATTATTACCGTAATGGGGAACTTATAAACACTAAGTTCAGAGATGCCAGAAAAAACTTTAAATTAGTTTCAGGAGCCGAATTAATTATGTATAATTTGGATTCTGTTAAAGGAAAAGAAAAAATTATCATAGTTGAGGGAGAAATTGACTGTTTAAGCCTTTATGAATGTGGATTCGAGAACTGTATTTCAGTACCAAATGGAGCAGGAGTAGGAAAAAACAATTTAACCTATTTTGATAATTCTATTGAATTTTTACCAGAAAACACCCATTACATACTAGCTTTAGATAATGATGCTCCTGGAAATAATCTTAGAGATGAATTAGGTAGGAGGTTAGGATTTGAGAATTGCAGTACGGTTGTATTTAGAGATTGTAAAGATGCAAATGAGTGTCTAGTAAAATATGGAAAAGAAGCAATTATAGAGTGTATAAATGAAGCTAAAGAATATCCAATAAAAGGAGTATTTACTTCAAAAGATTTACGAAACGAAATTACAAGTTACTACATTAATGGTTTACCAAAGGCATACGGAATAGGGGTAAGAGAATTTGACGAATACATTAAATTCAAAGAAGGTTATTTAACAATTATTACTGGCATTCCAGGACACGGAAAATCTGAATTTTTAGATTTTATACTCTGTAAATTAAATGTTTTGCATGGTTGGAAATCTGCTTTGTATAGTCCTGAAAATCATCCTTTAGAACTTCATTTTAGTAAGTTTGCCGAAAAGATTATCGGTAAGCCATTTGAAGGTAACGAAAAAATGAGCCCAACTGATTTAGAGGCTGCTATTCAATACCATAATGATAATTTCTTTTTTATTAAACCAGAAGATGACTTTACAACCGACACTATACTTTCAACAGCTAAACAATTAGTTCGTAAAAAAGGGATAAAAGCAGTTGTAATTGATGCTTGGAATAAGTTAGACCATAAATATAAAGGAACAAATGAAACTCAATATATTTCAAATGAATTGGATAAAATAGTAAACTTTTGTGAACGTAATCTAATCCATTTGTTTTTGGTTGTTCATCCTTTAAAAATGCCAAAGGATAAAACAGGACAATATGAAGTTCCTAATTTATACTCATGTGCAGGATCAGCTAACTTTTTCAATAAAACAGCAAACGGAATATCAGTTTACATTAATAGAGAAACAGGAGATAGCGAAATTTACATACAAAAAGTAAAATTCAAACATTGGGGAAAAGTAGGAAAAGTATTATTCCGATGGAATCCGATTAACGGTAGATATTATCAAGGATTAAAAGATTTTGATAATTGGTTACAATATGAAGGATCTAATACTAAATTTGAAGAAACTAAAAAACAAGACACTCCAATATTTGAAAACAACTTAACAGATAAAGATGATTTGCCTTTTTAACTGGAAAAGTATTGCCGATGGTGGGGCGTAAAAGTGCTGCCGCTTCACCAAAGCACAAAAGTTTAATAGTAGCACTAATGTTGAAATTGGGTTGGTCTGCCCCACTTTTGGCAATACATTGTTAGCAGCCGTTAAATTTTAAAGATATGAAACTTAATTTAATTGAAACAAAAGAAATACTTGATTTAGAGCAAGAAATTGGCTTTGAATTAGAAGTAAATGAAAGACCTATTCACTATGGATTGCCTAAATTTCATGTGTCATTTAATAAGGGTGAAAGTATGGAAGGAGGATGTCTTGTTAGTCATTCAGGAAATGGAAATACCGTAGATGAAGCATTGAAAGATTATTCAAAGCAAATTTCTTGTAGAAGAATGGCTTTTGGGGCATATACACCTGAAAGAAAAGAAATACAACTTCCTAAGATTGTCCACACGAAGTTAGTCGGTTATTAATGGCTGGTAACTGTTTCGGGGCTTTGCGTTCGGCAGGGCTTAGAAGCACAACAGTTGATTTGAAAAACTAAAATTTTATAATATGAGTACAGATGATTTGAAAAACGAAACCCCTGCTGATGCAAAACACGTGTTACCAGCAGTGCTTTTAGATGTTGAAATGATTGTTGGCGATAATACCGCCTTGTTAATTCAATATCCTACACGGATTGAATATGAAGTTCAGGCAGGGGGATTGGGTTGCACTCATCCAACCTGTGAGGGCTTTTGTATCAATATTGGAAGTTTAGGTCAAGATTTTGACGATTGCAGTTACGGATGTTATTGGATTGACCAAGACGAAGAAAATCAAAAAAAACTTGCAAAAGACCTTGAAAAATACTTGGAAGAAAAAACAAAGGATTGGCGATACCAAATATTATTTGATTATGACAGGTTGGATGAGTTGCAGGAGGGTTGGTGGCCTGTTGTCGTAATTGGTAAAATCAATGGCGGTATTATCGCTACCGAAAATGTAAATTGGAAAGGATATGTTCATACTGGCAACTGTGATTAGCATTGCTGGTAACGGTTATGGCAAGTGTGTAAGGCAGTTTTATTTTATTAATTTTTAAA